CAAGCCAACGCCAGAATCAGGAGGGTCGGACAAAAACACAAACAACTTTTCTTACATCTGCAATCAAGTCAGATCGAACGTAAAGTCTACCAGATGCTGCGAAACAAGCAGCGCACCCAAGATGCGTTTCTGGAAATGATCAAGACATCCATGACCAACGGAGAAACTGAATATGCCGAAGCTTAAGCAACAGGATCCGCCGGCCGAAACCAATGGCAATGGCCGGATCGACAAGCGGGTGGCGCAGTTCGTGCAGATCCGCGATGCAATCGAGCAGATCAAGGACAAGCACAAGCTGGAGCTTGCCCCCTACGAGGAGATCAAGCAGAAGCTGATCGGCGAGATGCTCGACTTCCTCGACAAGTCCGGCCTGAAGGCGGCCAAGACCAGCGCCGGCACGGTCAGCATCACGGTGCGGCACACCGCGGTCTGTTCCGATCCCGACGAGTTCATCGACTTCGTCTTTGTCAATAATCTCCGCGAACTGATCGACCGGCGGGCAAACGCAGTCGCGTGCCGGGATTACGCTACCGAACACGACGGCACCCTGCCACCCGGCGTCAAGATCAACTCGTTGCGAACCGTGGGAGTCACACGCGCATGACCGATATGTCCAAGTTCAAAGTCGCCAAGTCGTTCAAGCATCTCGATCCCAGCCAGGGACTGGCCGACGGCATCGCCGCCGGATTCTCTTCGATCCGCTACCGCGGCAAGCAGTGGTCGTTGAGCCACGGCGGCAAGCTCTACCCGTTCCGCCGCGACGACGACGGCACGCCGTTGTCCTACGTCGACCTGATCATCCTCGGCATCAGCCCCGGCCTGTCGAAGGTCTATTTCGGCGCGCAGTCCGACTGGAGCGAGGAATCGTCTTCCGGGCCACTCTGTGCGTCGTTGAAGGGCGACGTGCCCGATCCCGGCGTGCCGGAGAAGCAGTCGCCCTCGTGCGGCATCTGCGAGCATAACGAGTGGATCACCAAGCCGGGCGGCGGCCGCGGCAAGGAGTGCCAGGACCACAAGCGCATGGCGGTGCTGCTGATGCCGACCATGACCAAGAAGATGCTGAACGGCACGGCGCTGTTGGAGCCGGTCTACCTGAAGATCCCGCCCGGCAGCCTGAAGGCGCTGAAGAAGTACTCCGACGAGCTGCAGCAGCAGGGCATCCCGTTCGCCTCGGTGGTGACCCGGGTTGGGTTCTCGCCGGACCGGTTGTTCGAGATGAACTTCGACGCGGTTCAGGCGCTGTCCGACGCCGAGGCGCCGCTGGTGCTGCCGTTGATGCAGAACAACCAGACCCGGGCGATCATGGGCTCGCTGCCGGAACTGCGGCAGATGGCGCCGCCGCCACCGGCCCCGGAGCAGGTCGCCACCGGCCTGATGGATGCGTTCGGGGCGACCAACGGCGGCATGCCGGCACAGCCCAAGCCGCGTAAGCCCAGGGTGGTCACCATCGAGCAGGAGGCAGCGCCGCAACCAGCCGAAGCCAAGACCGAGACGCCGGCCGAGGCGATTCTAGAGGAGGGCGGCGAGACCCCCTGGCAGGAGAGCGATACCGATCTCGACGCCACGGTCGCCAAATTGATGGGCGACAAGATGTCAAAGATGCTCAAGTAGATCCCCACCCTACGCGCCCGGCGTCGGCCGGGCGCGTCTCAGCCCGGATGTGGTGCCAGTGGATACGCGGCGATTTCTCGAAAGCGTCGTTCCCTGGAATCTCGGGGGCTATATTACAATTCACTGGCATCTGCCGGGCCAGGCGTTCATGGGCCGGTCGGTCCAGTCGGTCGAGGCGGCGCTGGCGCTGATCGAAGACCTCAAGGCCACCACCAAGCACAACATCTATTTCTGCATCTCACACCAGCGCCTGAATTCCGGCCACCGTGACCGCGACAACGCCATTGGGCTGGTCTGCATCCCGATGGATATCGACATCAAGCCGGACAGCCCCAGGCATTACGCCACGCTGCCGGAGGCGATCACCGCGATATTTACGTTCTGCGTCGATCTGGAGATCCCGCGGCCGTCGCTGATGGTCGTCACCGGCGGCGGCCTGCACTGCTACTGGCTGTCCAACCGGGTGCTGCCGGTCGAGGAGTGGCAGCCCTACGCCGACGGGCTCAAGGCCGCGGCGATGCGAGCCGGGTTGAAGTTCGACCGGCAGTGCACCGGCGATGCCGCCCGGGTGCTGCGGGTGCCCGACACCACCAACTGGAAATACGAGAGCGGCCCGCGCCCGGTGCGGCTGCTGGGCGATAAATACAACCCCGGCACCAAGTACGATTTCGAGCTGGTGTTGGACAAGGTTCTGCATATCGCCGCGCCGTCCGTCAGCCGGCAGACTAGGACGCTGAAAGCGATCGAGATCGCGCCGGCATTCAAGCAGCTGCCGGTCGAGCCGCTGTCCGACCAGCTGCTGAAGGAAGTCCCGCCGCTGCCGTTCGAGCCGATCCGGCAGGAGTGCGGCTGGCTGCGCGAGGCCTACGACACCGGCGGCCAGCTGTTCGACAATCCACAGTGGAACCTGACCACCTTGATCGCGACCTGGCTGAAGGACGGCCAGACCCTCGCCCACAAGATGGCCGACAAGCACCCGGACTACGAGCATGCCGAGACCGAGGAGCTGTGGGAGCGCAAGAACCACGAGCGCCGGGCCAAGAACATCGGCTGGCCGCGCTGCCAGACCATCGCCTCTCTCGGCAGCGCCCACTGCGCCGCCTGCTCGCATCTGCCGGCCAACAAGTCGCCGGTCAATATCGGCTACGATGCGTTCGCCAACCCGGTCGATGCTGACTTGAAGGATCTGGGCGGCACCCGCCCGCCCGACATGCGGCTGCCGCCGGGCTACTGCGTCGACGAGGACGGCCGGATCTGCCTCATCCAGCGCGCCAAGAAGGTCAAGGGCGGGGTGCAGCCGGCCCGGCTGATCGTGCTGCTGCTGACCGTGCTGAAGGCGCCGACGTTGCAGTTCCAGAACGGCCACTACGGCATCGGCTTCGTCACCCGGACCGACCGCACCGGTCAGGGCGAGGTATTCCTACATTCGGGCAACGTGCTGAAGGAGATGGGCCTGTTCAAGCAACTGGCCGAGAAGTGCGTGCTGCCGAATACCGAGAAGGGAGTCCGCGAGATGGCCGAGAAATTCATGGTGTCCTGGCTGGACAAGCTGCTGAAGGAGGACATCGCGGTGCGCGACAGCGGCACCATGGGCTGGCGCTACGAGGAAGGTAAGCGCGCCGGCTTTGTCTACGGCGACACGTTCTACCACGAGAATGGCCTCGACATCCCGCTGATCGCCGCGACCGACAACGACTTCCGCTCCTGGTACGTGCCGACCGGCACTCGCGAGGCGTGGCTTGAGGCCTGCAAGCTGTTGACCGATCGCGGCCGGCCGGAACTCGACATCATCATCTCGATCGGATTCGCCGCCCCGCTGATGACCTTCGCCGGCACCTTATATGGCGCGATCCTGTCGATCTGGGGCGAGCCCGGCACCGCCAAGTCGACCGCGCAGCAGGTCGCGGCTGCCATCTGGGGCCACCCGAAGCAGACCCGCGAGAGCCTCAACAGCACGCCCAAGTCGGTGCAGGGGCGGCTGGGGCGGTGCCGCAACCTCGCCGCCTACTGGGACGACATCCAGGACGAGCGACACCAGGACGCGCTGTTCCAGACCATGTTCGTCGCAACGCAGGGCGCAGAAGGGGGGCGCCTCAACACCGACTCGACTATGAAGGAAAGATTGGAATGGCAGACGCTTTTAGTAGCCTGCTCGAACGCATCGTTCGTCGAGTACCTGACCCGCAAGCAGAAATCGACCACCGCCGGCATGCGGCGCGTGTTCGAGATCGAGTTCAACAAGCGGACCGACGAGCCGGGCATGATCAACGCCACCGATGCCGGCCGGGTGTTCGGGGCGCTGGAGCAGAACTACGGCACGATCGGCGCCGAATACGCCCGCATGCTGGCCAACGAGCATGTCGAGATCGACCTGATGGTCGCCGAGGTGATCAAGGATTTCTGCGCCTCGGTGGCTGGCAACGGCGACGAGGCCTACTGGTGGGGCACCTGTGGCGTATTGCTGGCGGGCGCGCGGCTCGCTCGCCGGCTCGGTGCCGACCTCAACATCGAGGCGATGGAGAACCATCTGCGCGAGTGCTTTATGCGCAACCGCGGCATCCGCACCGGCGAAGGCACCGAGGGCGGCTCCTACCAGAACACCGAACACGGGCTGATCGCGTTCCTCAATTTTTACGTTGGCTCAGGCAACGTGCTGGTGGTCGACAAGTTTTTCGAGCATCGGTTCCGCAAGGTCACCATCCACCGCCACCCGGGCGAGAACCGCCCAGTGGTGGTGCAGATCGCCAAGGACCAGCGGCTGATCGTATTTAGCAAACGCGAGATGCGCGACTTCCTGCACAAGAAGGAGATCCAGGCGCGGCAGGTGTTCAACGGGCTCGTGAGCTACTTCAAGGCCAAGGAGATCCGCCACACCATGGGTGCCGGCACGTTCCATGCGCAGGGCCAGGAGGTCTGCTACCAGATCCACGTCCCGGAGGACCGGCCGCATCCGTTGACCGACCTGATGCTGGCGCAGGGACCGCCGCAGGACGAGATCTAGTTGCGCGGCTTGATCGCAGGCTCTTTCTTGCTGTCGCCTTCGGTCTTGGCCAGCGTGCCGCCCTTGCCCTTTTTTCCATAGTCTTGCTTCTCGATCGAGGTGCGGAACACGTCCGGGGTCTTGAGAAACTTCGACCGGGTGGTGATGCACTCGCCGCCCTGCGCAT